GCTACGTGCATCAGGGTCATCACGTCTAATCTCCATATCAGGGCTACCAAAGGTAACTTTCTTGGTCTTGTCGCCATCTTTAACGTAGACACCGAACTTTTTGCTTGAACCACTAGGAAGACGGAAAGGTTTGTTGAGGGTAACTTCTTCACCTTGGTAGTCCGCTTTCTGCATGATCTCAGCTACAACAGCCCGTAGAGCCTCTGTAGCGTCCATACGCTCGTTGTAGTCCTCAGAAGGACCCTCCATACCCAAATCATCGCTATAGTGCTCTAGGTAGGCTCTGTGGCTCTCTCCGGGCATATACACTGCTTGACCATCATACTCATGGACGTGGATAGCACCACCAAGGCCAAGGTCCATACTACGAGCGCGAGCTTCCATCTCAGTGGTAAAGATGTCGTTGGCGTAAGCAGCCTTGACTACATCGGTGTAGCTCTTGCGGAGTGTAGAAATCTTGTGACCTACCATCTCGCCAGTGGGCTTACCCTCATCATCTACAATCTCAATACGTGCAGCAGGTTCTTCCTTGGTGCCAGTAATCTTGACAGGAATGTTGGGGACATTACCATCGCGGATGACCTGACGGACGATACCACGAGCAGTGCCACCACTAGAGTTCCAAGACACACGGTCCCCGGTGCTTACGCTCTTTGCTTTCTTGATTGCACTGTAGGCAGCGGACATTGCTTTTCCTTCGTCTTGGGTATCGCTATAAACTGAGTTGAAGACTTCCTTGAACTGCTGACGCTTGCTCTCAGGAACATTGCTAGGAACTTCGGAGGCGGAGCTATAAGGCATTATTCTTTCACCAGAACAGCTTCAACAAAGATTGAGACTTCATTAGTGCTGGAGGCTGACTTGGCCCTAAACGAGAAATCAGTCTTTTCACCAATGCGAAATGGGATTTGACGGTCGTAGGAAACCTGAGAGGCATTGAATGAGGCTTCTGCTACGTTGTATTCGACCCCCGATGGGAATTGGAGGTTATTACGAATAAAAATGGTCTTGTTGGTATCTACAGTACCACAGTTCACATCCAAGCGGCAAAGGTGCATGGAGTAGCCAGCAGGTACAGTATAAAAACAACCTTGTTGAACACCAATCTCAGCTTCTAAATACCCGTAGGTAATACCACCGTTTGAGATAGTTACGTCGCCAGAAAGGTTGGGGGTGGCAACTACAGCAGCATCATTGATACGAAAGAAGGATTGTGTAGTCGTAACTGGTGTGGTGCCTGTAAGAGTGACTACTTCAGAGATACGATTGTAGTCAGCATCAAGGCCACTAATGCGAATTTGTGCAGTGTCGCCAGCATCCATGCTAACTACATCCATCTGGACTGCTGATGAGGGATACTGATAAATACCACCACCATCGTTAAACACTGTCTCGTAGGCAGTTCCAATGGTACGGTTAAACCCGAAGATGTTAAGAGGTTCTATTTCACCTATAAGACCACGGGAGATAGCCAACCCAGAGTCACGAAAGTCTAACCTTCCCCAACTAGGCATCGTTAGATTCCTGCGTAGGAATACCACCGCCCGGATCATAATCAAGTTCAGCAATATCCATAAGATCACGGACAGTCTCAGGGTGGTCAGCAACAGAGATGTCAGCTTGGTTAAGGTTACGCAAGAACCCAGCAATCTCACGAAGGTCATGGGGGGCTACATCACCAGCCTCAATAGTGGGCATAAGCGAATAGTCCAGACCGTTTAGTTCCCACAGACGCTCTACAAGCTGCTTGTTAAGGACATCTACAATAGTCTGGATGTAGCTCTCAAGGGCGCGTAGGAACAAGTCTGTCTTGCTTTTGCTGAGGGCGTATGAGCCACCTTGACTACCAAGCATAAGGAACTCACTCAGGACACTACGAGCGATATCGTGTTGGTAGGTCTGTAGGCTCACCCTCTTTACCGGGATAGGTATCAGACGGGAGAACTACATAACCTTGTTCATTGAACTTAACATCACGAAGGATAGTTTGTAGTTCGCTAAGGAATCCACGCTGGGCAGCAGTGGCATCAGCGGAAAGATACTCAGCAGGAATACGGGCTACAGGAATACCAGCAAGTTCACGCTCAACTGCGATAGCCTCAATAGCCTGAAGATTGTTTAAGTATTCATAAGACGTATAAGCATTACGGATGATAGGCCGACCAGCAGGATCGTTGTTAATACTAGTAGTGCGATAATATAGGCTCTTACGGCTTGGGATGTAGTGCTTTTGGTTGCCATAAGAACCCTCTTGATACATACCGAGGATTTCACCAGACTTCTGGTCTACATCAAAGCGAGAAACAGTCCAAGGCGCACGAGAAGCAATCTTACGAACACCAAAACGACCATCATTAAACTTGGACCGCTTCTTAGGGTTCTGAGTGTCCATACCTTGACGACGCTTATACACTATCTCAAACCAGCTAAAGCCATAGCTAAGGAAAGACAGGCTTTCAGAGATGTGGTCATCCAAGGTGTGTTCCATATCACCCAAGACACTCTCTACAAACTCAGCTTCTCTCTTGGCGGCTTCCGATTCATCAGCAGGCTTAACCTTCATATCTACATCACGAAGGATTTGCTCTACAGCATACATGACAGCACCAATGGTACTATCGTTCTCCCGCATCTCCCGGTACTTCTTAATAGCCCGCTTACCACGAAGCTCAGGGAGGAACTCGTCAGCCCGAATCTGCCCGTTATGCGTATTGTCCCCGGCTACACCAAGGATTTGCTTTGATTCTGTTTCGGACAGCACCTTAGCCATTATTTGAGTCCTTTGGCGTTGCTATAAACAAGTTGTAGTTGGGGTTTAGCGAAGCCCTTGAGCATCAAATCAGTCAAGGCCCATACAAGAGCATCGTATCTGTCGGGGCTTTTGTGCTTACCAAGAGGCTCATAAGTGGTCATCTGAGTTTCAAGTTCATTAAGAGCCGCGTCTGGGTTGACCGGGTTCCTGACGTGGAAAACCTTACCTTGCTCATACAATGCGCTTACGGGTTCCGCTCTTGCGATCTTAGCATTACTTGCATGAACACCCCTGAGTGGTAAGTTGGGGTCAATAGTCTTAAAGAGAGAGGGGATTAGGTCTTTACCTTGATTGCTCTCATATACGATACGGGAACACTCAAATTCGTGGTAGAGGTTTACCGCTTTGTTAGCCCAAGTTTCGGGAGACCCTTTGAAGGTGTAGTCACCAAGGACATATGCTTTACCTTGTTCACATATCCCAGCTACAACAATACCCGTGTTGTCACTTTCAACATTAGCACTAACGGCAGGGTCTACGGCAACTACAGTCCTAATAAGAGTGGGTACTTCGTCTCGACTAACTTGACACGCATCAATCATGTCAGCAGTCCAAAGAGCGCCCTCATTCTCTGTCAGAACTTCCGCATAAAGCTCTTGTTTACCTAGCCGAGTGCCCTCATACTGCTCTTTAACTGCTTTGAGATAAGTGTCTGCGAGATTGGCTTCATTATCGAAAGTAGAACCACGGACCATAAGGGTCTTAGGGTTTTTCATAATCTCACGAAGCAGCTTTGTAGATTTTGGTGTTGTAGCGATAAAGACCTTGGGGTGTTTACCAAGACGAAGGCAGAATTGCAGCATCGACCAAGTTTCTTCGTCATAGGCCCATGCACAAAGCTCGTCACAAGCTGCTGCTTCAAACTGAGGCCCACGTAAACGCTCAGGCTCCTGACTGGAGTAGCACTCTACTTTAGCGCCATTTGCCCACGTCAGTGTTCGTTTAGTTGGGGACCATTCAGGAACACCTAGGTGCTTGCCCTTGTATGTCTTATCACCAGACCAGCAAGAGTTGAGGATACCTGATTCGCCTTTAACAAAGACCCTCTCTACGTCCGAGTTGGTGGCAGCGATAGCAGCGACACGCTTATGGCCCTTTTTGACCTGTTCCCTGACCCACTCAACAGAGGCTCTCGATTTCCCCCAACCACGTCCAGCCAAAGCTAAGAATGTGTTCCAGTCACCCTCTGGCGGTATCTGCTCTGGCCTAGCCCAAAATTCCCAAGTGTATCTCAACTCTTCTAATTGTGTGGGACTTAGCTGAGACAATGCCTTCTGAACTTGTTGGTCGGGTAAGTCTCGGAGGGCTTGAGCATTGAATGTCGGGGTCATACTTGTTGCCTTTGTCCTGAGAACGAAACTATGTCAACGATCGTTTACAAAAGAGGTACAGACGCCCTGTTTTTCTAAAAATGTCAACGATAGTAGACAAACCCCAGTTTTAATCACTTTTACCAAGAGCCTTCATCAGAGCATCAATAGCAGCTTCTTCTTCTTCGTCTTCGCTACCAACCTCACGGGTCTCTACAGTCTCTTTAGGTGTCCACCCACCCTGAGTGCGTAGGTAGAACTCCCGGGCCTTCCAAGTGTTACCAGCTTCAGGATCACCATTCAGTGCTTGGTCTACAACCTTATTACCTACAGCCTCAATAGTAGAACCACGAGCCAACTCCATATCTTCACGATACAGTTTATACATCGTAGAATAGCTACCGGGAGCATTGGCATACTGTTGGATAGATGCAAAGATAGTACGAACAGGAACACCAGCACGGACCTGCTCTTTAACCTTCTTGGCTATCTCAGGGTTATATGGAAGCGCATGGTTGTTGCTCATAATATTACTACACATCCTTTGGGGAATAGTTACCCCACCTTACCCCGCCGGTTAAGCAGGAGATGGGGTCTGTGCTTACTCAGCTACAGAAACTTGGGAATCTATTGTGGGTAACTTAAGTATGATGATGACTACAAAAAACTACAACAATAAAGGAGTTCTTAGGTGGGTAGCTTAAGTCATCAACCATAATTAAATATACAAACCCTACTGACCAGACTCTTAAGTTTCAATCTTACGTATCTATAATTCTCAATGAGTATATTATTTACTGATAGGTTGGAAAGCTTAAGATGGAAACTTAAGAGTCTCTGAAGGGTCTACTTATATATAAGTTCATTTTGAGAGAAGTTAGGCACAAAAAGTTTGACATTTCTTACATGTAGTTGTAAACTAACG